TTTTTTCAAACCCTGTTTGTATCATTCTTATCCTCTCTTAAGTTCTCCGTTTAGGTAACTTGAAGTAACTTTATAACCGACGCCAGATATCTGTTCGCCAGATGTAATAGTATCTTTAATCATATTTATCTCACTATCAGCAACTGAGAAAGAGAGATAAAGGTCCTTCAAACCAATAACATCATTAGAATCGGGGATTGCCTGAATTTCAACAATATCATTTTCTTTCACCGTAGAAGAGAATGTAATTGTATTCAATATTATCTCTCCTTTTACATAATCCACCGTTCCAGCAGATTTAACTATAATCTCATACTTTCCTTCATCATCTTGATCTCTAACAACAGAAATTGTTCCCTTTCCATTTTCTCCTGGTGTATCAGTAAAGAAGAAAGTTCCATTTAATCCAGAGAGTCCAAAACCAGTGCTCTTAATATTAAATCCATTTTTATCCATGCGGAATTTATTTCCATAACAGAGTTCATACTGAGCAGATTGATTGATTAAAGTCTTTAAGTTTCTTCTTATTCTGACTCTAGTGATATTAGAGGTGATAGCATTATCAGTGCTGTCAATAGTCTGGCACAATCTACTATATTTAAAACGTCCACCAAACTGATTGATATTGGCAGTAGCAAAGGTATTCAACGTTGAAATAACTTTAGACTTCAAGTCATTGACATTTGAAACTTTTGAATTATCATAATAAACTGCAGAGTCAATTTCAACAAAAAGAACTTTTAGATCAATAATTGTCTGATTAATACCAGACAAAGCATAATTTTTTAATTTTGAAGAAATAGATTGCTTGTCAAAATCAGAAATAAAGTCTCCATTTTTTGGTTTTATGCTAATAAGCACATTTCCAAACTGTGGTGGGTCTAATTCTTCGCCACCAACTACAGAAACAGACTCTGTATTGGGATAAATGGACTGAATAATGGCTTCATAGTCTCTAGCAGTAACAGCACGATACTGAGAGGAGTAAATTCTTGGCGCAAAGTACTTAACTGAGTCAATACTTTCAATATCACCACCATTTTGCGACTTGGCAATGGTCGAAATGGATACATCAGCACTTGGGACGATTATATTTGAGAGATTATCAACAACTCTTCCACTGTATGCGAAATTTTTAGCACCATTACCTTCAGTTCCGTCAGTAACGATGTAAGAAACCGTGATAATTGCTCCATTTTCTAATTTTTTACCAAAATATCCATCTCCAAACAGAAGTTCATACTTTTCATCTTGAACTTCCTGTAAAAGATAGATTTCTGAGGTTTTATTCAGGTTTAAAATGTTCTGAGCAAGTTCATATTCCCTTCCTTCACCAGAATCAGACGCTCCTTTAACCTTTACCACGATTGTAGAGGTGTCAATGAAAGGATTTTGTAAAATAAAGCGTTGATCTAATGATCCATCAACAACAAATTGTTTTTTTAAGTAAGTTCCTTGGCAAACACTAATGTCCTTGAACTTTGCTGTTCCAGAATTGATTGTTGTAGTGATATCCTCAGGAATTGAGAAGACAAATTGACTCTCACTTACGCTTCCTACGCATACCAGACCCGCCTGCAGGGTCATTGTAGGTGATGTACTGGTAGTTTGTACTGTGAGATCAATACGCGCCTTGGAGGCGCTTCTAGAGCGAGGTACATAACCAATATTTCTTGCCAAAGAAACAACATTTTCCCTCAAAGTTGCCGAATCCAAGAAGGATTCGTTTACAATCATATTTGAGTTGTAGGCAGTAATGTAAGTATTATATGCTAACGTGTCAATTAATACAGAAAAATTAGATCCCTCAAAATCAAAGTCCGTAAACGTAGAGTTAGCACGGAGATAGTCTTTGATTTGGGACCTAATTTGGTCAAAATCTAGATTTGTAAATTTAGTAAAAGGCATATTACCTTGTTGCCTCTAGCAAAAATGAAAATTCTTGAGTAGGAAAGTCCTGACCAACAATATCATAAAAGATAGTAACATTGAATGTGTTATTATCTGGTTGAGGATCTACATCAACCTGCACATTTGCAACTCTAGGTTCAAAATTATCAATTGTGGTGATGATTTGCTCTTCAATTACGCCCGCAGTGGCAAAATCAACAAAATCAAAAAGACTTGCCCGTACATCAGACCCCAAAATTGGTTGAAAAAACCTTTCTGTAGGGATCGTCTGCACTAAATTTTGAACAGATCGCGTGATTGCTCTTGCGTTCTTCAAAATTGGCAAGTCTTTTGTCACAGGATGTGGGTCAAAAGACAGACTTATGTCTCTAAATGCTCTTGATTCCCGTGAAATTGCCATTGATCAGTAGTTTTCTTGACTTTATTTATGGCAGCAGGGTCACCATAAACTTCTTGGATCACTCTTTCCTCTGGATCTTCGGTTTTATGTGGCTTGGACCAGTATTCGTGCATGTAATTATTAGGCATTGACCAGTAATCCGTAATTAAGTTTGTTGTTCCCCACATTTTATACATGTGGTTTTTGTCTCTATCAACGGGTGAGTTGCCCATTTTACTCCTGATTGTGTGAATCAGAACTTTTTAAGGGGTTTCCATCCCTTCATCATTATTTACCACAGGATATTCTTCCCTTTCTTCAGGTGTTGTCCAGAAATAATCATCACAATCACCCAAACGACCCCAATGAACACCATTCTCTACTTGATACCATTCCGTAGATACCTTAAAGTCGGGTGTTTTAACGTCTTGTGGAGTTAAAGAGATGTCATAAATCCGGCATCTGTTGTTTGGATACAAGGCATACTGTCCGTTAGACAGTTCAATCAAGTTAAATGACTTATGCTCACTTGGCATTTCTGCTGTTGAGTAGTCAATAACATCAGGATCGCCATGATAATTGTCCAAGGTGCAGATATATTCACCTTTCAATGATCCAAAGTGCCGTGTTCTAACTTCCCATTCCATTGATCCAACATGCTGTTTGCACAGTGTTGTCACATTATAGTCCATACAGTTCCAAAACTGTAGGTTAGGAAGATCTAAATCAGGGTCTGGAGTCTCTGGTTCAGATACAAA